TCACTAGTGTTACAGGAGAAGATCCAGTAGGAAGCGCTTTAGATCAAGCTGAAACAGTTGTAGATCAGAATACTGATAGTCTTAATGACTTAGAAAGTGGTATTAATACTAGTATTGGTGATGGTATGGATGGAGTGCAAGAATCTGTAGAAGGATTTATAGAAGATAATAACGATTCACTTTTGGATCTAGAAAGTGGTATTAATACTAATGTAGATAAACTCCATGACTATGGTAAAGCAGTTAATGATGTTGTTTCAGATGAACTAGGTAGGTGGGAAGATACAGCTATGAACTTTGCAACAGATCTAGGTGAAGCTATGGGAATTGGTGGAGATAGTGGAGAGAATGTAGATGTTCCAGATAAAATAAAATCTAATGCTAAAGGACTTAAAAATAAAGCTAAAGCAAATCTAAAAGTAAATAAAAGTAAAGGAAGAGCCAGAAAATCCCTTCGGATAGGCTAATATGGAATATAAATCTAAAAGTAGAACAAAGACTGTAGTGAATTCAGATGCTTATGAATACAAAGAAGGAGAAGTAAAGACACGATATGACAGATACAAAGGAGACAGAGATAACTATTTACGAAGAGGTAGAGAAGCATCTTTATTTACAATTCCAACTCTCTTACCTGATGTAGACCATACAAGTACCTCAGAACTTGTCACACCCTTTCAAAGTATAGGTGCAGAAGGAGTAAACAATCTAAGTTCAAAACTTTTACTTTCTTTACTTCCTCCTAATGCACCCTTCTTTCGTTTAGTAGTAGACAACTCAGAACTTGAAGCTCTCCTTGCAGAGAAAAGATCAGAAGCAGAAGAAGGTCTTGCAAAGATTGAGAGAATGGTAATGCAGGAAATCGAAGTACGAGGACTTAGAGTACCAATCTCAGAAGCTTTAAAACAACTCATAGTAACTGGAAATGTCCTACTCTACTTACCTCCAGAAGATCAGATAAGAGTTTTTCGACTAGATAGGTATGTAGTTAAACGTGATTCAATGGGTAATCCTTTAGAGATCATTACAAAGGAATCACTCTCTCCACTATCTCTTCCAGAAAATGCCAAAGAAATCATAACTGATCCAGAATCCGATAGTACTCTTAAAGACTTAGACCTGTATACTTGTGTTAAATGGACAGGAAAGAACTGGATGATTCATCAAGAGTTAGAAGGTTTGACAGTTCCAGGATCAGAAGGAACCTTTCCTAAGAACAGGAATCCTTTCTTAGCTCTTCGTTTTACTCACATGGATGGAGAAGACTATGGACGAGGATATGTAGAAGAGTATTTGGGAGATCTAAAGTCTTTAGAGTCTCTTACTCAGTCTATTGTAGAGGGTTCAGCAGCAGCTGCAAAAGTACTATTTCTTGTAAGACCTAATGGAACCACAAGAGTTAAGACTTTAGCAGAGTCTCCAAATGGAGCTATAGTAACAGGAGATGATAATGACGTATCTTCTCTACAGTTAGGAAAGTCTCAGGACTTTAATGTAGCACAACAAACTATTCAGATGTTACAGACTAGGCTTTCAAGAGTGTTCCTGATGAATTCTTCTATCCGAAGAGATGCAGAAAGAGTAACGGCTGAGGAAATTAGAATGGCTCATCAGGAGCTTGAGATTGCACTAGGAGGAGTCTATGCAATTCTTTCACAGGAGTTTCAGTTACCTTTGGTAGAGATTCTAATGAATAGAATGGCAAAAGAAAAGAAGATTCCAAAGTTACCAGGAGATGCCCTTAAACCATTGATTGTTACTGGTGTAGAAGCTCTTGGCAGAGGAGAAGACTTAAATAAACTAGGAGTATTTCTCCAAAGTCTTGCTCCACTCGGTCCACAAGCATTAGCAGAACTAAATATTTCTGACTATATTACTAGACTTGCAGGATCTCTTGGAATTGATACAGAAGGACTTGTAAAGTCTGAAGAACAGAAGCAGGTAGAGCAACAGGCTGCAATGGAACAACAACAGGCAATGCAAAACCAGCAAATGATGGGGAATATAGCAGAGAAAGCTACTCCAGAAATGATGAAGGGACTAAACGAAGGAGGAGGACAACAAGTACCTCCACCAGAAATGACTAATTAACTTTTAAATAGAGGAGAAATAGATATGGCAGACCTTGAACAAATAAGTACTCATGAAGATGCTCCACCTCCAGTAGAAGGTACTCCAGAGCATGAGCAAGCAATGGTAGAACTTGCAGAAAGTGTAAGTGCAGTAGAAAGAGAAGATGGAAATCCTAGTTGGTTGCCTGAGAAGTTTGAGAGTCCTGAAGATATGGCACAGGCATATAGAGAATTAGAGAAAAAGTTATCTTCTAATACGGAGTCTGTGCCGAACAACGATGAGGTTACATCACCTCCGCAGACTCCTTCTCCAGAACAACAGGCACAAATTCAAGAAGCTCAGAAAACCTTAGCAAATGCAGGTTTAGATTATAACAAATATGCAAATGAGTATTCGGAGAAAGGAGAGTTATCTACAGAGTCGTACACAGAACTTCAAGGTAAAGGTATGTCTACTGAGATGGTTGATTCATGGATTGAAGGTCAAGAAGCTATTTCAGATCGTCTTACTGAGACTGCATTTGGAACTGTAGGAGGAGAAAAGAACTACCAAGACTTAGTAAAATGGGCAGGAGATAGTCTACCTCAAAACGAAATAGATGCATTTAACAGAGCGTTAGAGAGTCCTAACAACCAAGATAGCTTATTTGCTATTAAGAGTCTCAACGCTCAATATCAAATGGCAAACGGAAGTTCGCCAAATCTTATACAGGGTACTACTGGTACTTCTAGTTCAGGAACTTTTACGTCATTATCACAAATGTCGGAAGCAATGAACGATCCGAAGTATCAAACTGACTCTGCTTTTAGGGAAGAAGTTTCTAGAAAACTAGCATCTTCTAACCTTATGTAACCCAAGCATAAATACATTAAGAACAATTATTGCCCTCTGAGGAGGATAACCTTAATTGTCGTATGTAGTAATACGAGGGTTCGTATCACAACATGCTAGTAAAATAGCATAACTACACAATATGACAATAAAAGGAAAATATGTCAGCAACTAATTATGTTGGTCAACGTGCAGGTAGAATTAATGGTGATAATAGTACACCTACCAGTTCTAGAGCATTATTTCTAAAGCTTTATGCTGGTGAAGTAATGACTGCATTTCAGACCAAAAACATTATGATGGATCATTGTAGGGTTCGTTCAATTAAGAACGGAAAATCTGCACAGTTCATTATGACAGGTAAAAACCGTGCAGCGGCTTATCACACTCCAGGAAATGAACTTATCCCGAATGTGGAGTCAAAGCATACAGAACGCTTAGTAACAATTGACGATCTCTTAGTGGCACATCAATTCATTCCAAATATTGATGAAGCGATGTCACATTTTGATATTCGTTCAGTCTATACAGCAGAAGCAGCTTATGGTCTTGCAAAAGAAGCAGATCAGAACATTCTTCGTATGGCTGTTAAAGGCGCTTTAACTACTAATAAGCACAGAGCAACTTTAGCTATCCAAGATTACGCTGGTTGGGATGAAGAAGATTTCTCAGCAAACGTAACCTATGCCGCAAGCTATGCCAATTCCAAAAAAGCTGGTTATTGGATGGAAGGTGTTATTGAAGCTAAACGTATCTTAGAAGCCGCAGGTGCGCCTATGGATGATTTGGTATGTGTCATAGCTTCAGACTTGTACTACCATTTGTTTAAGGCAACCACTAACGCAGAAGCTACCTCTGTATTGCATATGTTCAATAGAGATGTAGGAGGAAGTGGATCAGTAGTTGGTCTTGATTTACCTACTATTGCAGGAATCCCTATTGTTAGAACTCCTCATTTAGGTACTGATAGTGGTTCTGCATGGGCAGGTAGTCTATGGTCTACAGCAACTACAACAGGACAAGCTCCTCTTGGTGCTGCTGAATCTAACAGGGCTGCTCATTACAACCTTCCAGGAACTACTGCTGGTGTAGTAGCTACTGGTAGTAATATTGGTGCTGTTGGAGGTCTTGACGGTACTGCTAATATTAACTACACTACTGAAGCAAGTTTAGTTCGTGGTTTAGTTATGAGTAAAGATGCAGTTGCAACTGTGAAACTGATGGATCTTTCTGTTGAGTCTGAGTATCAGATCCAACGTCAAGGTACTCTATTAGTTGCTAAGTATGCAATGGGTCACAACATACTACGTCCAGGAATGGCTGTAGCATTAAAGGCTCCTGTTTCATAGTAACCTCTTTGTGGGGTATGGTTAATCCTCTTGCCATATCCCATTTTCGTAGAGGAGGCATAATAGTTCTCCATACCTCCTCTACACCCTCTTTACAATCCTTCCAAACAATAAAATGGCTATATCATTAACTTCCAAACTAGATGCTATTAATTCAATGCTTATTGGCGTTGGAGAAGCTCCAGTAAACACTTTAAATTCTGGTCTTCAGGAAGCAGAGATAGCTGCCATAACCCTCGATACAATTTCTCGTGAAGTTCAGTCTGCAGGATGGGCATTTAATACAGACATAAGATACACACTAAGCACAAACTCAGTCAATCATATTCCTGTACCTTCCAATTGTCTCCAAATAGACACAACTTCTTTAAGAAGGAACTATGATACCGATATTGTTCTGAGGAATCAGAAGCTTTATGACCGTACCAAGAACACTTTTGAGTTTACTGATGAAGTTGTTGTAGACATGATTCAACTCTTTGAATTTGAAGAAATTCCTGAAGTAGCAAGACGTTACATTACTCTCAGAGCAGGTAGAAAATTCCAAGAAAATATTCTTGGTTCTGGAGAGATGACTCAACTACAGTATAAAGATGAACAACAAGCTTTATTTGCACTCAGAGAAGCTGAATCACAAGTAGCTGATTATAATGTTTTCGATAACTATGACACTTTCCGTGCATTAGATAGAAACATTACTGGATCAGCATCTCTCTTAGAATCTCAAAGAATCTTATATTCCTGATGCCATTAGTATCCTCTTCGATCCCTAATTTGATTAACGGTATTTCTCAGCAGCCTCCTGAAATAAGATTATCTTCGCAATGTGAAAGACAAGTAAATGGTTATAGTACTGTTGCAAGAGGTTTAGAGAAACGTCCAGGAACTGAACACAAAAATAAGATTACAAGTACTTTAGTAGATGACACTTTTGTTCATAGTATCCGAAGGGATAGAACTGAAGAATACACAATGGTTCTTACTAGAGCAGCAGGAACAGCTTCAAGTACAGTAAAAACCTTAACTATATATGATCAGGATGGAGTTTCTGTACCTGTAAAAAGCAATACTAATAATGCAGTAGCTAGTGCAACAACTATTACTTCTGCAGATTTAGTTTATCTTGATATAGGATCAACTGCAGGAGGAATAGCAGACAACATAGTAGCAACTACTGTAGCAGATACTACATTCTTGATTAATAAAACTAAAACGGTAGTAAAAGCCGCAACAGATG